CCTCGCTGGTAGTTCTCGTTCACGAAATCATAGGCTGCCTGCTGCACCTCCCGGGCTTCCTGCTCGGATTCAGCATATATGTATATTTCGATCTTATAGGGTTGCATGGCTTATAGTTTCGGTAGTGGTGGAACATCGGCTACGGGAGTAGCGGCACTCACGGCGCTTATAGGCTCTCCGCTTTTCATCGCCCGGAAAAGGTTATAAGCTCCCACAAGTTTTTCCTGATTGGCATCGGCCCAACCGAAAAGGTCTCCAATCGTGGTTTTTGCCTGCTGAAGCATTGAAGGAGCCACCGGATCGAAGTCCGGAACATTCTGCATATCCTTCATATAGAAATCGTACATTCGTTCCATTGTAGCCACATCACCTTGATACATTTGCATAAGGGATCGTTTTAAGGCATCTTTGGAGGTTGTACGTATCATTTCCATATTATGGAATTCTTTTCTGTTGAACAACATATCGTCGCGGTTTTTAAGGGTAAGGGTGGGACGGTTTCCCATCCCACCCTGCAGGCGCTAATCCTGACACGTGTCGCACCCGCACGGCTTGGGAGCCGAGTAGCGGGCCACGCGGAGGAAATTGCAACCTCCGATAGCCGAATTCAGGCCATTGCTGTTGTTGTTGATTGCACTGGCAAGTGCCATCGCTTCAGCAGCGGCCAGGGCATTTGCTCCGGCGCCTGCCCCGGCGCCTGCACCTGCCCGTACATCAACGTACTGGCTGATCGTAGGTGCATGGTTGTTCTGCCAGCCCTCACGCGAAACGCGCTCCTGGAGCTGCGTCTGGGCGAGGATGTCGATGGCCTTGCTTGCACCCTCGCTGCGAGCTTTGGATGCCTGGTTAATGCCCCAGATTCCGGCTGCAGCCAGAAGGAGTGCGCCGCTGCCCAGACCGGCAGCCAGACCGATACCCGTGGCGGCCATGCCGTCGCGGTGCTTGTAGCAATGGCGATTGCTCTCCCACATAGCCAGATCGCCCGACGTTAAATAATCTGCTTCCATGTATATACATGATTTCGTCCGCCTCTTACCTCTTCGGCGATTGAGGTAGCATTGTATTATAGCTACAATGCAAAGGTGGTCCGGCTCGGCAGGGTGGTCAACGGGATGATTCGAAGGCTATGCGCACTTTGTTCGCAATGCGTTCAAAGGTCACTTTGAAGATGTGTCCGCTTTGAGAGAGGCGGTCCTCGAACTGAGAAAGCATTTTTTCGATGCCCCGGCGGGAGAAATTCATCATGCGGGCGATTTCGCTGATGTACATGCCTTCGCGTCTTAACAGATGGACGAGTATATAACGGGCATCGACCGTTTCGGCGGTGCGACAACACGAAAGGATTTGCTCAGGTGTCAATTCCGTTTCATTTGCAACGGTTTTAAGTATTTGTGCAAAAAGCTCTGTTTTACGCATCTCCATCTCAAATATTTGTTTTAACTTTGATTATCCACTAATGAAAAGCCATACGCACCGGATCAAGGAATAGTCCTCAATGCTCGGTGCGTATGGCACACATTAGTGGAATAATGAAGAGGGGCGTTGGGGACTTTTTATGTCCATCCCCAAGAGACATTAATTTATCGCCATTGTGCGAACCGCTGCCTTATTTGCGCATATCCGGGGATATGCTGGCAGTTGTACGCCTCCCTTTCGAAGGAGATATTACGGTAGGCGTTGCCTTTCATGAACAGCCGCACGATCCATTCGACAAGGTAGCAGAGGTAGAATCCCACATACAGCAGTTCTTTCATTTGCTCGGTATGGATTGCTTCGTGGTTTACGGTTGTTTCCGACAGCGGGCGATACTTTTTGCGGGCGAATATTACCCCGAATAGGTTTATGGCGGCAAATCCCGGGAATGGAATAATGTTGTTGTAGATGATTTTCATCGCTTTCCTTTATTAAATTCTATGTACTCGGTATAGATAATGTTGGTATGCGGATTCGACGATACAACCTCTTGCCGGATTGCCTTCGTGCCCCATCGGATGAACAGGAACCGGCGCGGGACCCGGTGGACAATCTGCTGGAGTGTGTCGATGCTTACAACCTGGCAACTCACCGAATCAGCCCGGATTATGCCGTCCACGCTCACATGGCGATCCGACCATCTGAAAACCTTCGCTTCGGGGACGCTCGGCAGTCCGGGGAATTTCCGGTTAAGGGCCGTCTTTACCGAATCGGCAGCCCTCCGCACCCCTGCGCCGTATTTCTCCCATGCTGACGACGACTGCGGGTCTGCGGGTTCCAGGGGCGCCGTGATCTGCACCTCGGTCCGCGTGGCCGTCGTGGCCGCCGCCTCCAGCCGCCGGACCTTGATCCGCAGCTCCCGGATCTGCGCGGCCAGTTGCGCATTGTACCGCTCCAGTTCTCCGGTTCGGAGTTCAAGTATCTGCCGGGATGCGGCATGTTTGCCGCTGGCCGTCCGGTAGAACTCCACGCTGTCGGTCAATACCTCGTTGTTGGACTGGACGCGCTTGCGCTCGGACCGTTCACCTCGCAACCGCACCGTTTGCAGCCACAACAACCCGCTAACTATCAGCAGGGCGATGAAGAGATATTTTTTCATGCCGTTTGTAAACCTAATTTCGGTTGGTGTTTCGAAATTCGACCCATCGCTCTGACATAATACTCCTTGTCGATCTCGTATCCGATGAAATCCCTCCCCGTATCCATGCAGGCAATGGCCGTCGAGGCCGAACCTGCAAACGGATCGAGTATTATATCGCCCTCTTTGGTTACGAGCGCAAGCAGGCGTTCCAACAGCCGCACAGGCTTCTGCGTAGGATGAATCGTTGCATAGTGATCGCGGGGCTGTTTGATGATGGATTTCTCGCTTTGACCGAACTCGACAGATTGCATCACATTACATGATCGATCGCCTACTCTCATATCACCGTGAAAATTATGTTTATTGGATGTACTACATTTATATAAATCGGATCGGATAATACTTTTTTCCGTGTATCCGTCGCTCATTGCCCGCATGACAGCGGCATTTCGATC